GCCGTGGGTCGTAGCGGACGCCGTTGAAGTTGCGCTCAACTGCTCCGTCGCAAACGCCTTGGTCTCCATGTTGGTGGCATCGCCAGCAGATACCGCAGCGATGGACGCCCCCCACACCACGCCGCCAGAGGTTGCCGTATCGGCATACCAGCGGATACGAACGGTCAAGTTGCCGCTCGCATAGTTGCGCGCAATAAGCCGGAAGTACACCGTTTCCGAAGTGCCCGTGTCAAACGCCAGCGTGTTGATCGGGAAGTTCGTTCCCATGAAGCTGGCAAACTGCGCGTAGTTGGAAGTCGGAAACAGCGCGCTCTCAATGGGAAGCGTCAGAATCGTGTTGGTCGCGCCGCCCGCAGGGCCTGTTGGGCCAGTAGGGCCGGTAACGGTAGATGCAGCGCCAGTCGGCCCCGTGGGGCCAGTGGGTCCAGTGGGTCCAGTGACCGTCGATGCAGCACCCGCATCGCCCGTGGGGCCGGTGGGCCCAGTGGGTCCAGTAGGACCAGTGACCGTAGAAGCAGCACCCGCATCGCCCGTAGGGCCGGTGGGTCCAGTTACGCCAGCAGCGCCAGCAGCGCCAGTTGGTCCGGTAGGACCAGTGACCGTAGAAGCAGCACCCGCATCGCCCGTAGGGCCGGTGGGCCCAGTCGGTCCTGTGGGGCCAGTCGGGCCGGTAGCGCCACCGCCGGGGCCGGTAGGCCCTGTAGGGCCAGTGACCGTCGAGGCAGCGCCAGCAGCGCCCGTAGGGCCGGTGGGTCCAGCAGCGCCAGCAGCGCCCGTGGGTCCAGTAGGACCACCCGAAGGGCCAGTCGGTCCAGTGGGGCCAGTGGGGCCAAACGTCAACGCCTCGACTTGCGAGGCGATGGCATCAATCACAGATTGCGCAGTGATGCGCATCTCAAAGCGGGAACTAGCTGCAAACCCTTGGGGTGCGGTGTTCTCCTGCCCACGCACCACGGTCAGGTTGTCACCTGAGCGAGCCGTAACCTTGACGATCTCCGTCGTCCCAGCAGGGCTGACTAGCGTTGCGTAGAAGTAATCGTCAACGGCAAGAAGCGGAAACGCATCTCCATTTGACGACTGCAGACTAATAACAGTATCGGATGCGCTGATAGGTACAGCAAGAAACCCAAAAGTGTTGTTCTTTAACTTGATTCCCATGACGATTCCTCAGAGGAGCAAGTAGTCTTCGGCGTCGGAAATCAGTGCCCTGATCGTCGCGGCAGTGATGCGAAGCTCTGCTCGGCTGTTCGCGGGAAACGGAAGCGCCATCGTGCCTTCCTGCGCTCGCACAATGGTAAACGTATCGTCAGTACGAGCCGTGACCTTGACGATCTCGTAACTGCCAGTAGTGCTGACAAGGGTCAGGTAGAAGTAGTCTGTAGCAGTAAGCGAAGGGAACAGTACCCCCCACCCAGTAGTGACCGTCATGGTAGTGTCAACACTACCTATAGCGGCTGTGGTCAAAGCTACGGCATTGTTCGTGAACTGAATACCCATAGATCACCCAAACGGCTGGAAGCGAGCAGTGATGTTTCCGCGCATGTTCCCGAGGTTCGCACGCGCCCGCCGCTCGGTCAGATGGAACAGATACTGTTTGGCATGGTAGGAAGCTAGTTCGCGGTCTGACCAATTTGTATCTGGAAGTGTGAGCAAGTGCTGAAGCGCACCATGCACTATGACATCCTCCAACTCATCGAGGGTGTACTCAGACATGCCGACAGAACTGCGTTTCGGCTTCAGAGCAACGAACATCCGCATGCGGTATGTGTTGGCATCTGGCAGCGGCAAGAGGATGTACTGATCGCCGTTAAGCTGGCACATAGCCTGCGGAGAGGCTGCGCCCTCGATGACTTCGCTTGGTAGCGTGTAAGCCTCTCCGTCGTTGAACAGATCCTCGTTGAACTCCGGGACGTTGAACCCGCTGGGCGGGGTCAAGCTCCAGACCGTGGCGGGGGTTTCTCCGCTGTAGAGGTCTGCCCACTGCGGGTACGCGGCAATCGCCTGCTCAAGCGTCAGCAGATCGAGGGGGCGATCATTGACCACGGCTCCGAAGACAGCGTGAACATCAGTTCCCACCGGCTTGTTGTAGGCGTACTCGTAGACGCCGGGGAGCAGGTTGAACGTCGGGATCTGGTATCTCCAGTACAGGGTCCGCTCGCAGGTGCGGATCGCAGCATCCCTGATGTACTGGAACATCGTGTAGTGCGGGCATCCCTTGACGCTAGGGCTGACTCTGGGAATGAGAGACTCAAAGTTTCGGTCTGCCATCACACCACCTGCTTGGGATCCATCCCACCTTCTTCAGTATCAGTCACTGCGCGTGACTGGAGGTTGACCCCGAGAGTCTGGCTAAAGGACTCCTGAAAGAGCTTGGCCCTGCCAGAGTTCACATGTTCGTTATCAACCGACTCAGCAAGGAAAACTGTGCCGTCGATCAAGACAGTCATGTACGAATCGGGTAGCAGCAAAATCTCTTCGCTGAGATCGTACGCTTCAGGAGACTGCACATACTCCCCCTCAAGCACCACCCCTGCGACCGGACGCGGGTAGACAAAAAACCTGTTTGCATTGCGGACATGCCGCATGTAATTGACAGGTGTTCCCGGCGTGGATGAGAACCACCCCGGGTAGTTCTGATCAAACATATCCCGCGAGACTTCAGTGATGGAGTTCCCACCTTTGACGGCAAAAATTTCCATCAACCGGTTTGAGTCCCCCGGGGTAGACTGGATCGCAGAGCTAGCAGTCAGCGGGATATCCCCAATCAACGCGAAAAGGTCTGGCCGAAGCAAAGCGATACGCTTCAGAGTCTGATTGACAAACCCGAGTAACACTACATCGCTGTAACGTTTTTGTGTTCGGGTGTCTTGAATCAGAACTCGCGTTTCCGCTATGACATCGGCTGGGGTCATTTCGGTAGCCTGCGTGACGCTTCTGCTGCCAACTCAGGAGCAGTATACGGGGGCGGCTCAGGAATGCCAGCGGTTGATAAGTCAAGCGCTTTCCGCTTCGGCTTGGCCGGTTCCTCAGTTACCACTTCGGCTGGCTGTTTAGGTATGAACCGTTCTGGGAACGCCTGCTCCTCAGTGATCTCTTCGCAAAGCGCATTGGCCGCAAGGACTGGATGCCACTCGTAAATGAACCCGTCTCGTTTATTACGCAAATATCTTTTCATATTACTTCCTTCGTCCTGACGGTGATACAGGCCACGACTGACGAGCCGGGTTGTTTGGTTTGGACTCAGCCATGTCAGCAGTTCCACGCACGCAGAGACTTGTTGATCCGCGAGTTGGGATCATTTGCCGTCTTGGCACTGGTGAGTTTCTTCTTCATGCCCTGCATTCGGGCGCAGAACGAATCGCGCCGAGAACCGCCTTCGGGCTGTGGGGCTTTCAATCCCGGCTTGCCCGGGTTAGCGCGGTTGTACGAGGCTCGACCTTTGGCGTTCAAGCCGCCCTCAGGATTCTTACCTTCTTTACGCTGCCATGCTGGTGTCTTGGCCATATCCTCCTCCTACAACTAGCCGAGTCTTCGGACGTTCAAGATTGCAGACGGAATAGCCGGGCACACGAACGGGGATGCTTGCGCCGCAACCGCGTCAAGAATCACAGCAGTATCCTCGACCGCCCATACGACCTCAACATACTGCCCCACGGTAACCTGTTCGCTGATGGTCACTTCCAAAACGTTAACACCACCAACGCTGCTCTTGGGGATGGACACACGCGACGCGGAGTTGGCAACATCGGTGCCGTTTATACGGAACCACAGCGTAGCATCATGTTCAGAATTAACAGTGTTCGTAAACTGCACGCTCACCGTAATAAGGTACACACCTGCTACGGCAAACGTAACTCGTGACCCAGAGACAAGAGAAACGTTTGTATTGAACGAAGCAGAATCCGTATAGGTAACAGCCACTGCGGTATTGGTCGCAATGACCTGATCGGCGGTAGACCAGAACTCGCCGTAAGCTCCAGTGGTAGTAAGTACTACACCGCTGATGGTGCCCCCGGTGATGTTTACGGTGCTGGCATTCTGGATCGCCATCGTGCCAAGGCCGAGGTTAGTCCGAGCGTCAGTAGGCGTGGAAGCTCCAGTTCCGCCGTCAACCACAGCAAGGTCAACGATACCGGAAACCTGTCCCCCCGCGATGTTCACCTTGGGGATCACTACACTGCCGGTCCCGTTGCCTTGGAGCGTGAGCGACCCGTTCGTATCAGAGGCAGAAACGGTATTCCCGTCGAGGCGGATATTGTCCACGCTAGCGGAAAGGGTACCGACCTTGAGTGCAGTGGCTACACCATCTCCACTGTAGACAGTTTTTTCAAGCGTGTTCGGTCCACCATCAACGTGCAAAAGCTGCCCGTAGGTATCATCAACAGTAGAGCCAGTAAGGTTCGTAGCCATATCAATTCCTACCTCGTTCCGAACATCTGGGTTACGCAAGTCCA